TCAGTTGTCGTTACTGGCACAGGCGCAAATGTAGCAGGGCATGTCACTGCAACAAGCAATGTGACAGGTGGTAATTTACTTACTGGCGGTCTTGTACTAGCAACAGGTAATGTTACTGGTGGCAATCTAACTACAGCTGGCTTAGTACTAGCAACAGGCAATGTTACTGGTGGCAATCTAACTACAGCTGGCTTAGTACTAGCAACAGGCAATGTTACTGGTGGCAATCTAACTACAGCTGGTCTTGCATCAGTAACTGGTAACGTTACAGCAGGTAATTTAGTTACAGCTGGAGAGATTACAGACGGTACATTAACTATTAATTCTGGTGTTATTGCATCAGGTGTCTCTGCTACATTCAGTGGCAATGGCGCATTTGGTAACGTAGCTGGCGGAAACTTGGTTTCAGCGACATACTTGACAGGGGTGTTAATTGACGGAACCTCAAATGTTACAGTTAATAATAACGGCAACGTTGACATCACAGTAGGTGCAAACACGACTGTAGCAGTAACAGCCACCGGCGCAAATATTGTCGGTACATTAAATGCAAACGGCATAGCAACATTAGGTGCAATCGTAACTTCTCAAATAACAGGTGCATCCGGCGGCAACTTAACATTAACAGCTGGTTCGTCTGACGACTATATCGAATTAAGACCTACAGGAACTGGTCAAGTTCATGTCGGTGGATTCAAAATTGAAGACTTAGGAGCTCCTACAGCATCAACTGATGCGGCAACCAAGCAGTATGTAGATGACATTGCTCAAGGTCTGTCAATTCAGAAGCCTTGTGTAGTAGCATCAACCGCAACTCTAGCAGTTATGTCATCAGGAACAGTTGCATACGATAACGGCACATCAGGTGTTGGCGCGACATTAACAATTTCTGGGTCTACTATCACTGTGATTGACGGTGTTACTTTAACAATCGCAGACAGAATCTTAATCAAAGACGAAGCAGACTCTGCACATGACGGTATATACACTTATACAAGCACTACTGTTCTAACAAGAGCAACAGATTTTGATACCCCAGTCGAGATGGCAGGCGGTGACTTTACATTTATTCAACAAGGTACAGTTTATAATGATACTGGGTGGGTAATGACTGATCCAGTAACAACTATTGGTACAGATGATGTTAACTTCGTTCAGTTCTCGGGTGCTGGTTCATTCACAGCAGGTGCAGGACTAACACTAACAGGCACCGAATTTTCAGTTAATGTAGATGATATAACTACTGCAATTTCAGGTGGAAACGTGGTAGTTAAAACTTCTGCACAGTTTACTACTCCAAATATTGGGGCGGCAACAGGCACAAGTTTAGATGCAACGGGCAACGTATCTGGTGGCAATGTAACTACAGCAGGCTTAGTACTAGCAACAGGTAACGTAACTGGTGGCAATCTAACTACAGCAGGTCTTGTATCGGCAGTAGGAGATGTTTCAGGTGGAAGTCTTACAACTAGCGGAACAATCACAGACGGTACTCTAAGTATTGCTTCTGGTATCATAACATCAGGTGTCTCTGCTACGTTTAGTGGTAACGTAAACGGCGGAAACTTAACATCAGGTGGCGTAGTAGAAGTAACAGGTAATGTTATTGGTGGCAATGTAACTACAGCAGGCTTAGTACTAGCAACAGGTAATGTTACTGGTGGCAATGTAACTACAGCAGGCTTAGTACTAGCAACAGGTAACGTAACTGGTGGCAATCTAACTACAGCAGGTCTTGCATCGGTAACTGGAAATGTTACAGCTGGCAACTTAGTTACAGACGGAGAAATCACAGACGGCACATTAACTATTAATTCTGGTGTTATTGCATCAGGTGTCTCTGCTACATTCAGTGGTAACGCCACTGCAGGCAACTTAAATACAGGTGGTGTTCTATCTGCAACAGGCAACGTATCTGGTGGTAATATTACTACTGGTGCAAAAGTTGTAGCAGTCGGAAACATCGATACTACTAGCGGCATCTTTAATGGCGACGGTTATGGTATATCAAACATCGCCGCAGGCAACATCGTAGGATTAAATCTATCAGGTATTTCTAACGGAACATCTAATGTAAACATCGCAACAGAAGATGGAAACGTTACTGTAGGTGTTGGTGGGAACAGTGACATATTAATTCTCACTACAACTGGCGCAAATATTACAGGTACACTTAACGCAACAGGTATTATTACAGGTGACGGAGGCGGACTATCTAACGTAGTCGGAGCCAATGTAACTGGTGAAGTAACATTCGCCGCAACTGCAAATGCGGTAGCAGGCGCAAATGTCTCTGGTCAAGTAGCAAATGCACTTGTCTCAGGTACAGTATATACAGCGGCACAACCAAATATTACTTCTGTAGGTACACTGACTTCAGTGTCAGTAAGTGGCATAGCAAATGTAGCAGGCAATGTTAATATAGGCGCAAGTGAAATATCAACATTGGCCGCTGGCACAGTGACTACGACTACGACATCACAGACAGCAGTTGCATCTTTTGCAGTATCTGGTATTAATGGTATAGAGTTCTTAGTAAAAGGCATAGACAGCATATCTGGTAACACAAGTGTTGCTACTCTACTAGCAGTAACAGATGGCTCCACGGTAGACTACTCAGTGTATGGACAAGCGTTCTTAACAGGACAATGTGGAGCATTAGCAGTTGGATTAAACGGGAGTGACTTAGAACTATTAGTCACTCCATCTAGCACTAACTCTACCGTATGGATAGCGCAATATAGGTTTATCTAAAAATGGCAATTCGATCCTTTAATTCTGTAGGCGGTTTTTCTGTAGCTGAAGTACCGGTAGAGGTAATAAGTAACGTAGGTAATGTTACTCCCCTCAACTTAACGGTCACTGAACTTAGTAACTTGGGTGCAATAGGCAACATATCAATTACAGGAGGAACCACTGGCCAATCAATCATCACCGATGGTTCTGGAACATTATCATTTGGTACGTCTGGATTAGCCGTTGGTACGGCTGCTGTGATGCCGTACTACATTGCCCCTGCTGAGACATATTATGTCGGTGCCAACCTTCAAGGACTGTTCTCTCAAGCAATTGAAATTGATGGTATCCTCGAGGTTGACGGAATACTAGAAGAAATTGGTGTCTCTCAAAATGCGGCATCTAGTCAAATATATTTTGATAATAGCGGTACATTTTACGGAAACACTGGGTTTACTTTTAATATTGTGTCTGGTAATGTAGATATTCCAGGCAACGTAAATCCAACAGGCAATATAATTCCTGGTGCTAATGTAACATACGATTTGGGTTCGGCTACTTCTCGTTGGAACGATTTATATCTTTCTGGCACATCAATATTCTTAGGTTCAAGCACCCTTGCTGAAGATGGCTCTGGTGGCCTCGTTCTTACTAATGGTGATGGTGGTACTTGGACATTCAACGGATCAACAGATATTGACTCTTCAATGATTACTAACGGAACATCAAACGTAACAGTAGCGTCTGATGGCTTAGTAATAATGGGTGTTTCAGGCAACGCAAACGTTTTTAATGTTTCTGGTCTTGGTGTCGTAAACACATCAGGTAACGTAGTATCCTCAGGCATAAAAACAGACAATTACTACTACGCAAACGGCGTATCAATAGTTTTCGGAGAATCAGCAGCCGGAACAAATACTCAAGTTCAATTTAATGACAATGGTGAATTCGGGGCAACAGCAAATTTAATATTCAATGATGCCACGCAAACATTATCTTCTCTTGGCAAGATTACTGCTACAGCTAATGTGCAAGGTAATAACTTTATAGCAACATCTGGTACAGTTCAATATGGAACTGGAGCAGGAGCAGGAACAATCGCAGTAGATACTGGATCAACAACTGCCGGCATGTTCACATCTGGAATCACAGATGTCAATATAGGACTAGCGGCAAATGTTGTAATATGTGGTTCAGGAAAGACACTAACTGCACGTGGTAATGTTAGTGCAGACAATTTACAAGCAACAACACTATCAGTTGCTGATTTTTATAGTAGTAGAACTGCAATATCAGTCGGGTCAGATAACACAACAATCGACAGCTTCCCGAGTTCGAGTTATAGATCAGCAAAATATACAATAAAAATATCAGATAACACCGGTTATCAGGCAGTAGAAGTCTTACTCGTACATGACGCAGTAACTCCTCTAATTACAATATACGGTTCTATATCGACCACATCGGCAGAACTGATCACGTTGTCAACAGTGATAAGCGGTTCAAATGTATTATTGCGAGCATCGCCGGTGAATTCAAGCACGAGTGTTAATGTAATGGGAACATATGTGCCAGATTAACGAAGGTTGATCTGTGGATAATGATAAATATAAATATGTTCAGAAAGAAAAACTTAAATATAATAGGGTATAAAAAATGTTAATATTAAAACAAAATACGCCGGCGTCAGTTCCGACTCCAGCCTCAGGGAAAGGAACAATTTTTCTTTCTGACTCAGATGTATTGTCAGTTAAATCAGACAGCGGCGCTGTTGAATCGTTTCCCACTGTTGGCGGTACAAATACACAGGTCACCTTTAATGATGAGGATTCGTTAGGTGGTGTCTCACAATTTGTTTTCGATAAAGCAACCAATGTACTAACAGTTACAGGAAACATAGCGACCACTAGAGTCCTTACTGACAACTTACTTTATGCAAACGGCGAAGCATGGGACTTACAAGTACCAGCTGGTGCAAACACACAAATTATCTTCAATGATAACGGTAATTTTGGTGCCGACTCACTATTCACATTTGATACAGATACAAACATTTTAGCGGCACCAATAGTAACAGCAACAACCTTAAACGGTACCCTAGGCACAGCCGCCCAAACTAACATTACTAGCGTCGGTACTTTAACAAGTCTTCTATCAGGTGCATCAGCATCTAGTGCTGACTTTGGAAACGCAGTAGGTATTTTCTCAGCAGATAACACTGGTAAAACATTCAGTGATCAAATTGGCCTTGTTGGTGAAGCACAAGGTGATGCAGGTGATGTTGGTATTACTGGTATCGGAGTATACGGTATAGGTAAAACTGCAGGCGCAACTAAAGGTACTGGTGTATATGGCCTCGGTGCGATTGATGATACGACTGACACGGGAGCCGCAGTAGGCGTAAGAGGTGTCACTACAGACATACATGCAAGTGGATACAACATCGGTGTATTCGGAACTGCGTCAGGTTCAAGTATAGGAAACTATGGCGTATACATTCAGGAAGGTGGTATTGCAACTATCGAAAACGCATGTGACTGGGCCGTAGTAGATAACAGTGCAAACGCTGTAACGTGGAGTTCTACGGGTAAAGCAAATATTTTCTTAATCGAATCAACTGACAACGCAGAAGGCGTAGGCACATCAGGTTATTTAAATGTTACTGGTAATATTACTGCGATTGCCGGTATCAAAACAGACAACTATTATTATGCAAACGGATCACCAGTAGATTTTCAACAGCCAGCTGGCTCAAACACAGAAGTCATCTTTAATGATGATGGTGATTTTGGAGCAGATGCAACATTCACATTTGATACAGACACAAACATTTTATCAGCTCCAATTGTTACAGCGACTACATTAAACGGTACGTTAGGTACAGCGGCACAGACTGCTATTACTTCTGTAGGTACACTATCTGGATTAACAGTGACTAATCCGATTACAGGTTCAATCACTGGTTCTTCTGGCTCAGCGACAGGGACAGCGGCTACTGTAACAACTGCCGCACAACCAAATATAACAAGTACAGGTACTTTAACCGCATTAACTGTAACTGGCAATGTTGGAGCAGGCAATGTTAACGGAACAGGTGGTGTATTTACATACGTGTCTGGTGACGGCGCAAACTTAACATCACTGGCAGGTTCAGAAGTTATTGGCGAAGTAGATTTTGCTCAAGTAGCAAACGCAGTAGCAGGGGCAAATGTATCAGGTGAAGTAGATTTTGCCGCAACAGCAAATGCGGTAGCAGGTGCAAATGTCTCAGGTGAAGTAGATTTTGCCGCAACAGCAAATGCGGTAGCAGGTGCAAATGTCTCAGGTACAGTTGCTCTAGCAACTACATCAGGCACAGTATCAACCGCGGCACAGCCAAATATTACATCAGTGGGTACATTATCTGGATTGAGCATCAACGGAACACTAACTGCGGTTAACATTACTGCTAACACAGGTATCTTTACAGGCGATGGTTCAGGACTAACTGATATCGCAGGGGCAAACGTATCAGGCGCAGTCGCACTAGCAACAAGTGCTACATCAGCAAATGCAGTAGCAGGAGCAAATGTATCAGGTACGGTTGCATTAGCAACAAGTGCTACATCAGCAAATGCAGTAGCAGGAGCAAACGTATCAGGCGCAGTCGCATTCGCAACCACAGCAAACGCAGTAGCAGGGGCAAATGTCTCGGGTGCAGTAGCATTCGCAACCACAGCAAACGCAGTAGCAGGTGCAAATGTTTCAGGTGAAGTAGATTTTGCTCAAGTAGCAAATGCAGTAGCAGGAGCAAATGTATCAGGTACGGTTGCATTAGCAACTACAGCAGGTACTGTAACAACTGCGGCACAACCGAATATTACATCAGTCGGCACTTTAAGTTCAGTAACGACTACAGGAAACGTAGATACTACCGGAAATGTGGTAACAGATGCAATTATTGGCAAATCAGCCGGCATCACGCTCACAGCGATTGGCACGGATCAGCCGATTACACTGATACCAACAGGAACTGGTGCAGTAGCAGTTAGTTCAAAACGAATTACAGACTTGGCAACACCTACAGCATCAACTGATGCGGCAACCAAACAATATGTAGATGATGTTGCACAAGGACTTGCAGTTCAGGCACCCGGTAGAGTAGCAACTGCAAGCACATTAACATCTATCACTGGTGGTACTGTTACATACAACAACGGAACAGCAGGTGTTGGTGCGACATTAACAACATCCTCTGGTACGTTCAACACAATTGATGGTGTTACAACTTCAACGAACGACAGAATCTTAGTTAAAGATGAAAGTGAGGCCGCAAACAACGGCATATATGTTAAAACATCAGCAACAGTATTAACAAGAGCATCAGACTTTGATACCCCAACAGAAATGGCAGGTGGTGACTTTGTATTCATACAACAAGGTACAGTTTATAATGACTCAGGTTGGGTAATGACTGATCCAGTGACAACTGTTGGAACATCTGGTGTAAATTTTGTTCAGTTCTCTGGAGCAGGAACATACACAGCAGGTGCAGGACTAACACTAACAGGCACCGAATTTTCAATTACAAATACAGCAGTAACAGCACAATCATACGGTAATGGAACGCATAACGCAACATTTACTGTTAACAGCAAAGGTCAAATGACTGCTGGCGCCAACGTTGCCATTACTGCAAACGCACAGATATTAACAGGTACTTCAATTGCTTCAGGTGTGACTGGTTCATCACTAACAAGCGTTGGTACAATCAGTTCAGGTACATGGCAAGGTACAAGTATTGGATCAAGTTATGTTTCAACACTTAATCAGAATACAACAGGATATGCAGGTACTGTAAGTGTAGCGGCACAGCCCAACATTACTTCAGTAGGTACGCTATCCGCGCTGTCAGTAACAGCGACGATCACTGGTTCAGTAAGTGGCTCAGCCGCAACAGCGACATCAGCAACTATTGCCGCAACAGCAAACGCAGTAGCAGGGGCAAATGTATCAGGTACGGTTGCATTAGCAACTACAGCAGGTACAGTATCAACTGCCGCACAACCTAACATAACAAGTGTAGGTACATTATCAGGTTTAACTGTATCATCGACGATCACTGGTTCAGTAAGTGGCTCAGCCGCAACAGCGACATCAGCAACTACAGCAGGTTCTGTAACAACAGCGGCTCAAGGAAATATCACATCAGTCGGTGTACTCACTTCATTAAATTCAAGTGGTACTATAACTGCACCAGCATTTACTGCTAACACTGGCGTCTTTACTGGTGATGGCTCAGGCTTATCAACACTAAATGCATCGAACGTTTCAAGCGGAACATTAGCACAAGCAAGACTTGCAAATGATTCTGTGACAGTTAACGGTTCAACTGTTGCATTAGGTGCATCAACCACAATTACAGCCAGTACAACCCAATCAGTTACATTTAATAATAGTGGTTCAGGTGTATCTTCAGGAACAACGTTTAATGGTGGTACAGCTAGAATTATATCGTACAATACTATCGGTGCACCAAGTACTAGTGGTTCAGGAGCATCAGGATCATGGGGAATCAGTGTTACAGGGACCGCGGCGTCAGCGACTGGGACAGCGGCTACAGTAACAACTGCGGCACAGCCCAACATTACTTCAGTAGGTACTTTAAGTTCATTAACTGTATCAGGTATAACTAATACAGGTACTATGCAATCAACAATTATCACTACAGGCTCTAATTCAACAGCAGGTACGATCACTGGTGACTATACACTAACATCAGGCTCAACTCTTAACGCAACTTATGCGGATTTGGCTGAGAAATATACTGCGGACGCTCAATACGAAGCAGGAACAGTTGTTACGTTCGGTGGAGAAGCAGAATGTTCTATAGCAGGTGTCAAAGGACTCCATGCAGTAGCGGGTGTTGTAACAACTAACCCTGCTCAAGTGTATAACGCAGGATGTGTTGCACCAGAAGGACAGTTTGTTATTGAACTAGCACTGATCGGAAGAGTACCGTGCAAAATTATTGGCCCGATTGAAAAAGGTGACTTGATTATTACTTCTGATCAAGCTGGTTATGGTTGTGCAGGCAATCCTGCTACGGTTAAAGCTGGTACTATCATCGGCAAAGCATTAGAAGCATTCAACGGACCAACCCCAGAAGGTGTCGTCGAAGTATTAGTCGGTAAAACCTAATTCTAACTACCTTAGAATCGTGACGTTGCAAAGCGCCACACCGAAAGGGCAACGAAAGTTGCTCTTTCAACCTAGAGAATTTATAACACGTACATAAAAATAAGATAAGTAGCTATATGAATGTTTTTACAATGAATTTCGAACAAAGACTCGCGGAATGGCATAGACTAAGACAATCACTTGACCAACTTGATCTGGAATATACATGCGTAGAAGTTGACAAGTTTTGGCAACAATGCCCATTAAACAAATATTATTTACATCCACACGACATAGCAATCTGGCCAAAGCCTTGGCAGTTACTACACGATAACATATATTGTTACTATTCCAGAGCGTTAGGAATGATATACACATTAGCTTTGTTGGGTATAAAAGAGGTTGACTTGGTATCAGCAACCGATTACAATGGCATAGATGTGGTATTAGTCTTGGTAGACAACGCAAAGTATGCATTGAATTACTGGCCAGACTGCGTGTTAAATACTCAGTTGGAAAAATTCACAAATATCAAGCATATTGACATAACGACAATACACCACAATACAGACTAGGATAAGAATGAATATAAAAGTTACTAAACGATCAGGTAAGGTAGAAGAACTAGCCTTAGAAAAATGGCAAGCGCAAATAGCAAAAATATGTGAAGGAGTATCAGACGTATCTCAGTCGATGATTGAAATCACTTCGCAACCACATTTTTTTGACGGTATTACTACCAGAGAAATCGATGGTCTTACGTTACGTGCTATCGTTGATCTAATCGATGTAGAACAAAATCCAGAAACAGGGCATACCAATTATCAATATGTGGCAGGCAAACAACGTTTGTCCATGTTGCGAAAAGATGTATATGGTGGTTATACTCCTCCGCACCTCTACGAAATAGTAAAAACAAATGTCAGTTCTGGATTATATACCCCAGAACTATTAGAATGGTACTCAGAAGATGAATGGAATAAGATGAATACCATCATCGATCATGAAAAAGATGAAGGGTATTCATATGCCGCAGTAGAGCAAATGATCGGTAAATATCTTGTTCGCAATCGTTCAACCGGCCAGATATACGAGACACCGCAGGTAAGATATATAATTGCGGCGGCCACTGTTTTTCATAAAGAAGAACCACAGATAGCAAGAATGCGATTTGTCAAAGAATACTATCAATGTGCTAGTGACGGTTTATTTACATTAGCAACACCTGTACTTGCTGGACTCGGTACGCCTACTAAACAGTTTAGCTCTTGTGTTCTCATTAAAAGTGACGATGACTTAGACAGTATATTCGCATCTGGCGAGATGATGGCAAAGTATGCGAGTAAACGGGCCGGCATTGGTCTTGAAATAGGACGATTAAGGCCCTTGGGATCACCGATAAGAGGCGGAGAGATCATGCATACAGGCATGATACCCTTCTTGAAGAAATGGTTTGGAGACTTGCGTTCATGTTCACAGGGTGGCATTCGAAATGCAAGTGCAACAGTCTTTTACCCCATATGGCATCATCAGTTTGATGATTTGATTGTGCTTAAAAACAACCAAGGGACAGACGAGACAAGAGTTAGACACATGGATTACGGTGTTATTCTATCTTCGTTCTTTTGGAAACGGTTTAAAAACAAAGAAAATATTACATTCTTTGATCCAAATGAAGTACCTGATCTTTATGAAGCATTCTACTCAGATACTCCGTTATTCGAAGAACTCTATGTAAAATATGAAAAGAGTCGCAAACTCCGTAAGAAAACAATGTCAGCAGAAGAAGTATTTAAATCTGGTATCTTAAAAGAAAGAACAGACACCGGTAGAATCTATCTAGTCTATATAGATAACGTAATGAATCAAGGCCCGTTCGATCCCAAAGTAAATCCGATCTATCAAAGTAATCTTTGTTTAGAGGTATTATTGCCAACAAAGCCCTTTAAACGATTAGATGATGATAAGGGTCGCATTGCCCTCTGCACACTTGGCTCGATCAACTGGGGCGCATTCCGCCACCCTGAGGACATGCGGAGAGCATGTCGCATACTACACCGTAGTTTGTGTAATATTTTAGAATACCAAGACTTCTTATCGATTCAAAGTAAATTAAGTAACGACGAAATATCTCCATTGGGTATTGGGGTAACTAATCTGGCATACTGGCATGCAAAGCGTGACTACAAATATGGAGATAAAGATGCTCTTCAAGATGTTAAATCTTGGATGGAACACCAAGCATTCTTCTTGACTCAAGCAACAGTAGAACTTGCAAAAGACCGAGGGCCTTGTTTAGATTCACATAAAACATTTTATGGTCAGGGAGTTTTCCCATGGGAACGCAGAGCAAAAGGAGTTAACGAGTTAGTAAACTTTAAGCCTGAATGTGATTGGGAAACACTTAGAACAGATATGAAAGAGTACGGAGTCAGAAATGCAACGCTAATGGCGATTGCTCCTGTGGAATCTTCATCAGTTGTTATTAACTCTACGAACGGCATCGAAATGCCAATGAGTTTGATTTCGGTTAAAGAAAGCAAAGCAGGATCATTAACGCAAGTAGTACCTGACTATCACATCAAACGAGTAAGAAACTCTTATCAGATGATGTGGGAACAAACAGATTGTATAGATTATATTAAAACAGCATCGGTGTTAGCGGCCTATGTGGATCAAAGTATTTCAACAAATACATTCTACAACCCTGCTTTCTTCGACAACCAAAAAGTACCAACAACATTAATCGCTACAAACTTGATGAAGGCCCATCATTGGGGATTGAAGACTTTTTACTACAGTTTGATAAACAAAGCAGGCGTAAAAAGACAAGATGACGTAGTACAAATAGCAAAACAATACATAGACGATCCGGCATTTGATGATGATGACTGTGAATCCTGCAAATTATAAATGATTTTAAGTGTTGATAATTTTTTAGACAACGAAACGTTTGACATACTAAACGCTTCTATGTTGTCAAAAATTGATAGTGCTAAATCCAGAAAGGCAGATGATGTAGGAAATGAAAAATCATATTCATTAGCATACACAGAACTACACGGTGATATTTTGTTTCCAAGTATGCATTTAGGCGCCCATATAGGACCTATTATTAATAAAGTTAGAAACTATATTGAGACTGCAATTGACAAGTCAATTCCAGATGTAGAAAGTACACATTATGCTTTTATGAATCAAGGTTATATTATTAGAAGGCATGTAGATTCAAAATCAATACCAATTGATTTTGATGAATTAGCAAAGAATTATAAAGCATTTCTTTTTAGTCACAATGAATGGGAAGAAGAATGGGGAGGGCATCTGTGTTTTAGTACAGAGGAAGAATATTTACCTTTACCTAACAGACTAGTAGTATATACGACAGATGAACCACACTGGACTATATTGATGAATGAAAAAAGCGGTGATGCTACACGAATGATTATGGGCATTAGATTTGGAAACTATTATTAGGAATATATAATGAGTAAAGAACAATACGATTTAACAAAGCAAACAGACTATCTGGACAGAAAGATGTTTTTAGATCCAGCTGGTCCAGTAACAATTCAGCGGTTTGAAGAAGTTAAATATGATAAAATTGCCAACTTTGAAGAAACAGCAAGAGGATTCTTTTGGATCCCAGAAGAAATTAGTTTAACAAAAGATGCAAGTGACTTTAAAGAGGCAAGTGATGCAGTTAAACACATATTCACCAGTAACGTCCTGAGACAGACCGCACTAGATAGTTTACAAGGCAGAGGCCCTGTGCAAGTGTTCACGCCTGTTGTTAGTCTTCCTGAACTAGAAGCGTTGATGTACAACTGGTCGTTCTTTGAAACAAACATACACTCGCGTTCATATAGTCATATTATTAGAAATATATATAATGTACCAAAAGATATATTCAATACGATACACGACACACAAGAAATTGCTGATATGGCATCTAGTGTGGGTGATTATTACGAGGGACTGCATCAATTGAATTGCAAGAAAGAATTGGGTAAAAAAGTTTCTGAAGATGCTCATATTAAGGCAATCTGGCTGGCTCTACATGCTAGTTATGCCTTAGAAGCATTGCGATTTATGGTATCATTCGCTACCTCACTGGCAATGGTTGAGAATCGAATCTTTATGGGTAATGGCAACATTATTTCATTGATCTTACAAGATGAACTATTGCACAAGGGTTGGACAGGCTGGATCATTAATCAAGTTGTCAAAGAAGATGACAGATTTGCCAAAATTGCAAGAGAATGCGAAACAGAAGTATATAAGATGTACATGGATGTTATACGCGAAGAAAAAGAATGGGCTGATTACTTATTCCAGAAAGGGCCGGTCATCGGCCTTAATGCAAATATACTCAAAGACTTCGTAGACTACACCGCACTTGACTCACTCAAGTCAATTGGTATCAAATACCAAGAACCTGCGGCTAGAAATAGTCCAATACCGTGGTTTAATAAACACAGTGATACTAGTAAAAAACAGACAGCATTACAAGAAAACGAATCTACTAATTACGTAGTGGGCGTGATGTCTGAATCGTTAGACTACGGTGCGTTACCAGAATTAAATTAAATATAATTCGACCAGTCAGAACTGCATTAAATATAGATATAATAACATTAAACTAATCCAGGAGATACAATGAAAGCAGTAGTATGGAGTAAAGATAGTTGCACCTATTGTGATCAAGCAAAGAAATTACTTGACACACATAATATTGAAATTGAAGAAAAGCAGATCGGCTCTGTCTACACATTGAAAGACTTGTTAGAAGTTGTGCCGAATGCTCAGACGGTACCTCAAATCTTTTTAAATGAAGAATATATCGGTGGCTACACTGAATTAAAAATAAAATTAGCGGGATAAGATGAATATAGCAGATATAAAAATAAATACAGTTTACACATTTAAACTAAGCAGTGGTGAAGAATTAATTGCAAAAGTAACTGACCTTGACAGTCAAGGTGGCGATATTATTATCGAACATCCTGTTTCTTGTGCACCAGGTCCACAAGGTATGGGACTTATCCCTAGTCTGTTCACCTACGATCCGCTGTTACCCGTAACACTAAATAGTACTAGCGTGTCACTCTTTGCCGAAACTGAGACCTCAGTTAGAGACAAATACAGAGAAGCAACAACAGGTATAACAGTACCAAATAAGCAAATAGTAATGGGATAACACTACATGGCTAAACTAAGTCGAGAAGGAGATAAGAATACTACAGGTGGAAAAATCCTTAAAGGTGCATCTACCGTATTCGCCAATGGCAAACCTATAGGCTTACATGTTAGTGATATCAGTCCTCACGGACCCAAACCAAACAAAAAACCGCACAAAGCCGCAAAGACCACCGACGGCAGTCCTACTGTATTTTGTGAAGGTAAACCTGTTCTTAGGGTAGGCTCAAGTAATGATTGTGGTCACCAGATCGTTGAAGGCTCTGACAATGTGTTTGTACCTTAGAGGTAATTAATGGCGCATACAGGTAAACAAAGTCCGATTGGAATAAACGTTTTAGGCGGAATACTACAAAATAGATGTCTTCAGATCAATAAAAATGCTGAATACTATATGGGAATTAGTCGGTCTAATAGTACTTACACCTTTGGCCATCTCATAGAAGGCACAGTACTTCGAATGTTGACGTGGTCTATCAATGATGCATTTATTAGAGGCCAAGTCTCAGATGCAACTTACAACAATCTTATATCAATTAGTGGTGATGGAGCATGCCCAGCACTGGGGAATGCAAAACCACCTACTTATGTTATCGAAGATTCTTCTGGGATATGGACTGAAAAATCTTTAGCATTTGCTGGACTAACGACAGCAAACGTAGGCAGTTTTCTAATTGGTCCTACATATACTATTGTGACCGTCGGCAATACTGACTTTACTGCTTTAGGCGCCGCAGACAATATCATAGGAATTGAATTCGTAGCAACTGCTAGTGGGCTTGTAAATAGTGGTAATTTTGTTGTTACACAAGAATATATAATAGCCTCTTTAGGAACAACTGATTGGGAAACTGCTGGAGCAACAGAAGCCTCAGAATTCACAGCAGAAATAGTAGACACTACCATGACAGTAACGGCCATGGCAGAACTATATACTCCTCAAAATCTTGCTGTAGGAGATCAATTATATGGTCCAAATGATCTTGAGCCTGGAACTATTATTACAGCACAAGTTTCTGGAGCTCCTGGTGGAGTAGGAGAATACACAGTAGACATCGATCAATCAGTATCTACTGATACATTTAAGTCATTTAAAGTAGGACAGCGGTTGTATGCGGTAGATGTGGGTGACGGAACTGGAACAGCAACCCAAGGTACAGGAACAGTAACATCTCCAGCTTTGGTAGGTCCAGCAAACGCAGGCTACTCAGTAGAAGGCGATACTAATTACGGACAATCAGCAACCTGGGCTCCATATGATACTACTAATACCAACAAAAGCATTACTCAGTGGGGTTGGATAAGATGTCATGCTCTACAAGCACACAACGAATTTAATTGGCACGCCTCAGAGGCTTTAGAAGGACAAGCAACTCCTAAATATGAAGATTTTACCGCATCTTTTTCTACTGTAGATGGGTATATTAACTACACTAACTCTACCATTCAAACTGCTCTAAATGCTGACACCTTTTTAGAAGGCTCGTTTAGTAACATGGATGATTTGATGACCAGTGATTTTGCTGGCGTCAGTAAAGCACTTAAAGAATTTGGACTGGGATTAGAACATACCGGCAAACTAATAGATTTAAAGAGATTGGATAGATTTGGTTATCCTTCGACTTTGTTGCAACAATTATACGTGAACGGTGGAATAACACAAGATTTAAACTTGTTATTGGGTGGAGCCGGTCTACCAGCTACGGCGATCAAAAAGATTTCTAAAGGACAGCGGGCCGCATCTGTCCTACAAGAAAAACAAATATACAGTGCATTCTTGGCAATCACTGGAGAGAATCTATACAATTGTATTGCGCCATTAACGTCATACTGGCAACTTTTAACGAGTGATGCCTCTGATTATCCTATTAGGACTTTGGCTGATTGTTTAGATGTGAAACGATTGTTTCAATGGCAAAATGTATGGTCAACTCTAACTGTTCCTGTATACAATACCACTCTTAATATGCCTACTGGTTCAAAAACATATTACTTAATATATAACAGCGACGGATCAGTCAATTCAGCCATTAACACGAACGGTGTCAAGAAAATTGTCGGAACATTAGTTGTTTCAGGCACCCCTACTGTTAGAGATGACCGACCAGAAAATATTATTACAGAGACAGTAATTGGATTTGATTCTTATTTAGGTGGCCCTAATATAGTTATACCAACAGCTATTGGTCTGGCCGCCGCCGCATTTAGATACACCATGCTACAGATTAGTAATATCGAACAAATTACTCCAGGTAATATTGGTGGGTGTATTTCTGGATTAGAAATAAATTCTAATAATGGCTCAGGCGCAAACGGCACTGCACCTGAAACAACAGTTAACGATGACGGAACTACTACCACTACTCTTGCGAAACCCATTAACGAAACTTTGCAATCAGAAGTTGCATTAAAAATAGCACAAGGCAGTGGAGTAGGAGGATTGTTTACTCATTCAGACTTCTTTGGTTGTATGTCTGGTCTGCCTTATGCTTGGAATATTATATACAGAGAAATTAATAAAACAGGTGTTACTCAAACAACAAACCGTTCAACTCTTGCAAGGATTTATCAACAATTATATCTAGCAGTGGCATGGGAGCAAGCCACTATTGCACCTATATATACTGGTACCGGTCCATACACTATTACTGGCTGGACTATCGTTGATTCTGGTGGAGGTTATGGACGAGCAGGCGCGGCTACCCCAACTATAGCATTCTCTGACGGTCTCACGGGTACCGCGACTATTGGTAGAAGTGATAAAGATACTGGTTCAAATGGTGCAGGCACTTTTGGTAGAGTAACAACCATCACCGGAGCAACAGGTACTATCGCGAATATCCCGACAGCAACAATTGAATCTCCACCATCTGCTCAATACACTGCTTTTTCAACGAGTGGAGTTAATGGCGGAACTATAAACTATGACACAGTTGTACAAGATTACATCGATGAAGCAAATGCCGAAATTATAAATATCGTGGATCCAGATGTAGGTTATACCGGCGGAGTGGAACAATTAAACTTAGCTTGGAATGTTTTGGGAAGACAACTCAAAGTAGAACAAAGATCGAGATATATAGCATTAAATCCAGTTGAAGTTCCCAGAGATGGATTCGTAAATAGTAATCAAAATATAATTAGTTTTGTTGATAGCATGCCCGAATACTCGCAAGATGTGAGGCCTCACATGTCAGCACAAACAATCGAAATGATTGTAGACAGAGATTGTGACGTAGGCCAGAACATGGTTGCTATGATGAGACAAGAACGAAATCAAATGAAACTGACCGACTGTGGCATCCCGATGAACAACAATATTCCTGATCAGATGCCAGATGATCTTGCGCTAACACTAATTGTCAATAACACAGCTCCAGGGGCAATTGAAGGGATCAAGACCCCTGCAGGCATTGAATACACTAATCCTTCGTGGCCTGTTGTTGAGGGGAATTATATAGCACCTGAAGGAATATACGTGGCCCCTATTTTCTACCCAGTACCTGCAGTAACTGAAGGCGACTATACGCCTATTATCGAAGGGGTAGACAATCCACAAGTTTCTTCGTGGGTGACGGTTGGTCCTCCGAGTGCCCAGACCCAACCCCCTACTGTTGCTCAACCAGCATCAACAGCCGAGCCCGTTGTCATAAAAGCACCTAAATTCATTAACCCGAAACCATCAACTATTCCTGTTGGCCAACCAACAATTGATGAAGCAATAGAGACAGTGATACACTGCAATTGCGATTGTTGGGAATTAATTAATTAATATTTTTTTATAGCCCACTTGATCTATGTTAAATACTAGTATATAATGTACTGAGTACAGGACCTACCAAACATGAGTTATTATTTTACAAGTGAAAGTGTAAGTGAAGGACATCCTGACAAAGTATCAGATGCTATTAGCGATGCAATTTTAGATTCGTTCATGCAACATAAAAATCCTGCATTAAGATGTGCATGCGAGACATTGGTTACAACTAATCAAGTCACCGTTGCTGGAGAATACAAAGGCGAAATCGACAACCTAGATGTTGAATATCTAGTCCGAAGAGTAGTCAAGAACATCGGCTACGAGCAACCCGGCTTTCATTGGAACAACTTACAAGTGACTAATCTATTACATGGTCAGTCACCTGATATTGCTTTAGGCACTGATAAATTCGGTGCCGGAGATCAAGGCATAATGTTTGGTTATGCATGCAATCAAACAGATAATTACATGCCTGCACCTCTATACTATTCTCATAGAATTGTAGAAATGTTAGCTGTTGTTAGAAAGCAAGGACTTCTTCCATGGCTGGGTCCAGATTCAAAATCACAAGTAACTATCGAATACAATGACGATTCCACAGTCAGGCGTATAGACAACATAGTATGCTCTACTCAACACGCAGAAGAGATAGATATTGATACAGTGAGAGAACAAATTAAAGAACTTATTCTTAAAACTGTACCAGAAGAGTTGGTTGATGACCAGACAAAATTCTTAATCAACCCTACAGGAAGATTTGTGATCGGTGGACCAGATGGAGACACAGGCCTGACAGGTAGAAAGATTATTGTTGACACATATGGGGGAAGTGCCCCGCATGGAGGTGGAGCATTCTCAGGAAAAGACCCTTCGAAAGTAGATCGATCTGCGGCATACATGGCTCGTTATCTAGCAAAGAATATCGTAGCATCTGGTCAGGCTGACTGGGCAACTATTCAATTAAGTTATGCAATTGGAGTAGAACAACCTACAAGTGTCTATGTCGAAAGTGACAAAGATAGCAGAGGCTTGACTAAGTGGATACGAGAAAATGTAGACTTGTCACCTATGGGTATTATTGATAGGTTTGATCTATTTTCTCCTATCTACAGTGCAACTACAAACTACGGTCACTTCGGCAAACCTTATTTGCCTTGGGAACAGATTGATCTTTTTCCTAAAACACCAAATAAAAAGAAGAAGACCAAGACTAAATAGTATAATACAAAGGAGTTAATTATGGCTTACAGTGAAAAATTATTAGATCATTATGAAAATCCTCGCAATGTCGGTACGATGGATGATGCTGACATTAACGTAGGTACTGGGATGGTGGGCGCACCAGCATGCGGAGACGTAATGCGATTACAAATAAGAGTTAACGACGATGGAGTCATAGAAGATGCTAAGTTTAAAACGTACGGGTGCGGGTCTGCAATTGCATCAAGTAGTCTCCTCACAGAATGGGTCAAAGGACAGCACATCGACCAAGCAGAAGCAATTAGAAACACTCAAATCGCACAAGAACTCGCACTCCCGCCAGTCAAGATCCATTGTTCGGTCTTAGCAGAAGATGCGATTAAAACAGCAGTAAATAATTATCGGAAAAAACACGAAAGGTCCGAAGATTGAATCACCCTGCATTAAACAATGTCAAATGACAGCAGAAGGAATGTGCTTAGGTTGCAAAAGAACCTCCAACGAAATCGCAGGTTGGCTCTCTTACAGCACCCTTCAGAGACACCAGATAATGACCCTCCTGAAATTACGAAAACCGAAGTAGATACCCCGGAAAAAAAAGTATAAATGGATATGACTCCCGCGGGCTTTGGCCTACCAAAAAAACTCTGGCGTCAATTATTAAAATATAGAAACAAAACGGTAACTCATTGTGCATCTGATCTGATGTTCAGGCAACTGCCTTTCTATAGTGCGTATATGAAACTATACCCTGTCCAAGATTTTGACTATACATTTAACTCATGGGGATTTCGTGCGGACTACAACTATGAAGACTTAAACCAAGACGGTAAGAAAGCAAAAATCATATTAGCTATTGGTGACAGTTTTACAATGAATGTTGGTGGTCCGTTAGAACATAGCTGGCCTAGTTTGTTACAAAAAAAAGTTAAACTACCAGTTCTGAATGGGGGAGTAGACGGACTAGGACCCGATTCGTATCACCTGATCGTAGAGAAGATGCGAAAATATTTTGACGTACAACATACGTTTTGTTTGTTTAATTTACATGGTGGTGCGACAGCAGACCAACTTGCGGACGCTAACACAACTGAACAAAAAATACACATTCTTAAATCCTATGAATGGCCACATGGGTCTGAGATAGCATTTATTCCACCATGGTGCTGGGAGAAGAATCAATCAGACATTTTATTTCGGCATTTTCCAGATGCACACGACTATATAAAGGATATAAACCTTAACTTTTCAGAAATACCATATGACATTTTTATGTTTTTACTCACCCCAGATTATATAATGATGTCCACATCTAAATGGCCATCATTGGACGCTATCTATCAACAGTTGGCTGTACATAACGAAATCGGTAATTTGTTAAGTGATGTGGATGGATATTTCTTTTTAAAATTGATAACACCTAAGTGTAAATCATATTTTTATCGCAATCGAGACTATAGACATATGAGTAAAATGTCCAATCAAATGGTATCTGATTATTTTTGTAGTAAAATCAGTGACACTGTGATAAATCTTAGTTAGATGGTATAACTGTTTTCTTTGGTAAGATTGAATTTTTCCAAACTTTGTGGAGTCTCCCACTTTTCATTATTTTATTAAATTTCTTGTATTTTTTACGTAACACTTCTAGCATATTGTATTTTTCTCCTTATGTACTATATATGCCAGCCTGCTTATATTATAGGTATTGTTGTGTGAAAGCATCATTTGTACCGCATGTCTTTGCACACACTTGCAACTTTCCTTCGTTACAACTAGGCTTATTCCAACTATTTTCTATCGATTCAAAATAGTTATTTTCTAAAATTTCTTCTATTGTATAATTCAATGCACTGATGTTGGTTTTCCCTACGGCGTTGATGTATTTCCAAATCTGGCTCCCTTTTGGGGTATGATACCAATTGTACATTTGTCCAGCGACCCAACAACAAGGTTGCAGTATCCCTTCAGCACTGACGTATATACTTTTTTCTTCTTTAACTTTACATTTGATTGTAGTTGTGTCATAGTGGTGCTGAACTTTAGACCTAGGATCAAATAATTCTGGGTTTAATTTCCCTAATAAATCTACCTTTTTCGTTGGAAAAATCATGTCCTTTTCTTCGGTCATACTCGACATCTTTTTAGTCGATAAGTTCTCGTAGGATGCGCCTCTGGGCGGTCTGATATCTATTTCAGAGCCATGCCTGTCGATAGTTTTGATATATGATTTAGTAGTTCCCGAGACACTAGAAAAGAACCTAGAAGATGTTTTAACTTGGAATTCAGCAAAGCCTAGATACTCAGATAATGCTCTTGCTTCCTCCACTTGATGCTCGTTGTGTGCAAAAACAATGTATTCCCAACGTGCAATGCCGCCAGCCTCTATAAAGGCCCTAGCATTATCCATGATTTTCTTCCAAATTGTGTTCTTGCGATAAAGATGGTTGGTGTCTTCTAATCCATCGATGCTAAACACAACGTATCCATGGCTTCCTATAGTAGACGCCAAGTCCTTCCACCAGTCTTTTGTTCTAGCAGATGCATTTGTATTCATGCTTAAAAAGATATTTGGATTGATACTTCTAAAATGCTTCATAGTTTTTAATGTGTCTTTTGCTACGATAGGATCACCATAGTTACCGCACATAAACATATGATTTAATTGTTTGATAAAATCATCTGGAAAGATAGTTTGTATATCTGACAACGATAGTTCAGCATTCTTAAGCCATGGATTGTCTTCTCCTCCATTGATATTTCTAGCACACATCGGACAAGCGGCATTGCATTTTTCAGTAATCTCTAAATGAACAGTTCTAATGTCTGGGTACAAATACATTACTTTCGACCGATTAGCATATACCTGTCATAGGAGAAACTTCCATAATCAAAGTGTATTTTTTCTAATAACATCGTTCGACTCATTGGGAATCTTTTTGCAAAGTCATCAAGTGTCGTAACAGGATTGGTAACGAGCCAGGGTGCTTCCGGCTCGTTCACGTTGCTAGTTTGGATGCACACCAGTGTTGATGGATCGACGTTACCAAACCAATCATCAGTCATATGTTCGGCACTGCAATTGATGACCACTTGCTGTCCTTGCAAGTTAACGGTTCCTGCATCAGCACAATCGTTTCGGAGTCGCGCATCATCTCCGATCATAAAGCCTTGACATATCTTGTCTGCCCCTGCAATCGCTTCCGGCGAAATATCTATCCCTAATATGTGTTGATACTTGCTTTTGCATCTAGTCAATAACATAAAACCAAGCACATTGTACCAGCATCCCAATACAGCAACAACTGCGTTATCTGGTAGAAGTGGTTCTAGCTTTTCACACAACCAAAGTTTACTTTGTGTTTGTCCGTGCGAGAATGACGTTGTATCCATAATAGTATTTAATTGGATAAATAGGTTGTTGATAAAAAAAAATAACATGTTATAATAACTCTAAATATAAATGGAAGAGGAAGGTTGACTTTACATACTGCTAGTTGTATACTAACGTACTAGAGAGACCTTCCTTCATATAAGGATAGTCTATGAATTTAAGAGAAAAGTTAAACGGCAGAATGGATCAACTACAAGCATGGATGGAAAGCAATCATCACTTAGTAGACCCAGACGAATGTACCACTTTGATTGATGATAAACTGAGTTTTGCATGGGAAATATTAAGTGAAGAAGACAGAGACTATATCCAAGGATCACGGTATGCTATTGAAAAACAGATGCACTGGGAAGTCCCGTCTAAGGAGACGGACCAATAGTACGAATTTTGCTCGGGTGGTGGAAGGGTATACACAGGAGACTTAAAATCTCCCGCCTTAACGGGCTTGCGAGTTCGAATCTCGCTCCGAGTACCATGCATGGAAAAAATAGATGTTAAAAGAAAGAATCACTAAAGTAACACACTGGTCAGATCGCACTTGTAGTATTAGAACAACAAGAAGCGATACGTTCAGATTCAATTCTGGTGAGTTCGCAATGATCGGACTCTACAGTGAAAAATACAAACGGAACGTTATCAGAGCATATAGTATTGTTAGTCCACCATGGGCTGACTACCTAGAATTCTTGAGCATTAAGAACGTTGGTCCGTTAACGAACGAATTATCAAAGGTAGAATTCGGTGATGAGTTATTACTTTTACCAAAATGCACAGGCACTTTGCGCAATGACTTTCTTAGTGATGGTGGTAAGCGATTATTATTATTAGCAACTGGTACAGGCCTTGCTCCGTTCATATCCACTATCAATGACTTAGCCATCATGGAACGATTCGACCACATACATTTAGTTCATAGTGTTAGAGACCGCAAAGACTTGGCCTACTATGACGAACTTACTGAGGCATACCAATATACTGAGCCAGATATATATGATTATCTCAAAGACAAACTTGAATACACTGCGATAGTTACTGGAGAAGGTGATGCTCGAATTGACGCTAGATTCTTAAAAGAAGATGACAGGGTAATGGCATGTGGCAATCTTCAATTTAATTATGCGGTAGTTGAATGGTGCAACGAGATGGGCATGACTGAGGGTTCGAATAGAGCAAGAGGCGAATTTGTAATAGAAAAGGCATTTGTGGACACTCGGTAACACAAAAAATTAATAAACGATAAATATTAATACAGAGATTAATTTTCTGTGTGAAAAGACCAAGGAGGAAATATAATGGATTTTCAAATATTTATAGCAATAGCTCTTATCAGCGGAGTTGTATATTACGTTGTGAAAAAAAGAAAAGATGGTAAATCTGGATCAGGCAGTAATGTGACTCCTCGCGAGGACACTTCCAACAATAAACATCGAAAGTAAAAATAGACCTATCTTAAAAAGCACTGTACAGTGCTTTTTTTTTGTCATAAAATTAGTCAGGATTAGACCATTGTTTAGAAAGTTTTTCTTCCAGAAGATTAAGTTCTGTTCTGTTAAAAACGAACACCACTCTCATGTTCATGCCAGTCTCTCCGTCCTCCCAGCCTGAATCCCAACTGTGACCGATCGGATAAAAACCTGTATTTACATACGTATGGTGGCTGTCACGTTTTGGATAACTCCATGTTGCGATGGCACCTTCGTGTACTCCTTGTGCAATTGTTTTTGTTAACAACTTGGTGCCAAGTCCACAACCTCTATATTCTGGAAACACATACAGGCCACGTGATCTGTACAGTTTATCCATACACATATGACCCGAATTAACTCCGATTAAAGTGTCATCTTTAAACACGCCCCAGAATGTAGGAAGATACTCCATGTTTTTCAAGTCATATGCTGGAAAACTTTCCCATTGATGTGGATAGTGTTCTTGTGTTCTCCGTCCTAGGAACAGACACATGGCACTGGTTGATTCTATGACTGATTTTCTTTCTATCCATAGATGATCCCTCCAGACTGGTAAAATTTCTTCCCATGTTATCTTTTTAATAATGTGCATTACTTCTCCGGAAAGTCTATAG